GCATGAACGACAGGGCCGAAGCAGCGCCGCCGAAGCCGCCGCCGGTCTTGTCGAAATCGATCTTCGCACGCTTGTAGGCGGCTTCGGCTTCGAGGCGGAAGCCACCGAAGTCGTAACCGATGTTAGCGTCGAAGTCGTAGCCCTGGTGGTAGTCGATCGACGGGACCGCCGCACCCCCGGGAGGGACGGCGTCGAAGGTCAGGTCCTGATCTTCAACGAGCAGCACGCCGGCGTCCACGCCAACATACCAGCTATTATCACGCGCCAAGGCCGGGGTGGCCAGGGCACTGGTCGCAAGCGCAGCCGCGAGGGCAAGCTTCCGCATATGGATTCCCCTTTCAAAAGTGTCACGAAGGACTGCTGAAACCCTGTAGCTACGGGAAGGTTTCATGGCAAGTCCACAATTAGTGAAACCGTTGCAAAAATAACGCACTAGCCTCTTTAACGCGAAGGGATCAGGCTAATGTCCAGAAATCCTAGACTATTGACGTACCCTTGCAACAAGAAATGAGCAGTTCAGTAATATTACGCAACAATCAGGCCGTGGGAACCCAGTCGGTCGAGAATGGCGGCGATGGTTGATCGCGCCTCGGCGTCAATCACGCTCCCGCCGGCCGGGGCGGCAATAGGCGGCTGGCGTTGCGCGACCACTCTTTCCTCGCCCAGATAAATGCCATCGGGACGGATCGGTCCGGCGCGCCACTGACTCCCGTCATGCATACGCATCAGCCCCTCGTCGGCCACGGCAACGGCGAAACCCGCATGGGGCGTCAGGAACCGCCAGCCGCCATCGGTCCAGCAAGCGACGGATCCGCTGCGGCCTTCCCACGCGCCTTGCCCTGCGTTCGCGACGATCCAGCATTGCCCAGGCGCCGGGTCTTCCGGCGGCGCGTTGATGGCCGCGCTTTCGACCCGGCCGTGCAACAGCGCATCGATCAGGACCAAGGCTTCATTATGGGCAAGTTCCTTGTGCGCCTGTCCCGCGAACAGCAGCGGCAGCCCCCATCTGGGCGTAGCATCCATGATTTATGTCCTTCCTCGTTCCGGCGTGATCGCCGTCCTTTGTCACAGGATCAGGGGCAGGCTCGCCGCCCGCCCCAACGCATAGGTGCCCCGCTGCCGCACGCAGATCGTCACGCTGCGTCCCGCCATGCCGTCCGCCGCGATCATGTCGGCGGTATAGGTCCAGCCGGGACTGGTCCTGTCCTGCGCCCGCACCAGAACCGTCCCGTCCATGACCTGCACCGCGTAGCTCTCGCTTTCCTCCGCCATCGGGACATCCGTTCCGCTCAGCCAGCGCCATCCGTCGCGGCTGCGCCGGGTCCATGCGATCGCCCAGCCCCCCGCGCCATCGCGACGCGCGCGCATATGCACCGGCGCCAGCGGCAACAGCGCCTCGCCGCTGATCGTCAGGGTCGCTTCAGCCGGCGCCACATCGCCGATGCCGACCGCCGAAAGCCGCAGCACGCTCCCGGCCTCTGCGTCCGCGCCCTGCATCGACAGCGGTTCGACCAGCCGTCCTTCCTCGATCAGCAGGAACCGCTCGCCCGCGCCATGATCCGCCATCGCCCAGTCCGTGCCGCGCAGCCCCCGCCGCAGGCCTGTCAGCCGAGAGGTTGCGGCGCCGGTCCGCTCGGCCCTTTCGAACTGGATCAGTTCCCGGCCCAACAAGGTCAGGTTCCGCCCCTGATCCAGCGCAGCCTCGTCCGCGCTCGGCAGCATCATATCCTCCGCCAGCAGCGTCACAGACACGGATTGCCGGCGATCCACCAGCTGCGCGCTTCCCGCGCTCAGCGCCGTGTCAGCCACGCCCATCACCTCGCGCCCGGCACTCCGGCCGATCGGCGACGCCTCCCCGCTCGTGCCCGTGACGAACAGCGCCGCGCTACGCCAGCCGGCCCCACCACTCGCCGCCGCGACGATTAAAGGCGCATTCGCCACCCCGTCGGTGATACGCGGCAGGTCCGCCAGCATCAGCGTCGTCGGCCCGTGCGGCGCATCCACCGGCCGCACGATCGCGCCTGACCCTGCCCCCGCTGGTGGTGCGCCGCCGCCGCCGGGCAATCGCCGCAGCGCCAGCCGCACCGCCATCGCTTCCCATTCGCGCTCCTCGATCCGCCACAGCCCCGACGCCTGGTCCACCGCAACGACGTCGCCCGCCGCTAGTCCGAGCGCCCGCCAGTCGCAGCGCACCGTCATCCGTGCCCGCCCGGCCCATGCCGTGCGCAGGCGCTCGCTCGCCAACGCCCGCGCCGCATCGGGGTCCAGCACGGCGGGCAGGTCGATCCCGCTTTCGGCCCGCCCCGCTCCCGGCCGCGTCACCCGCTGCACCCCGGCCTGATAATCGCGCGCCGCATCATGATAGCGCAGGCTCAGCGCCACCGGCACGCCATCGGCGGACCCGCCACTATGCTCAACCGCGTCGATAGCGCGACCATTGATCCGCTGCGCCCGCATGTCGTGCGAAATGGCCCCGGCCGCCGCCCCGGTATCGACCAGCGCCAGATCCCCCACGCCCGATCGCAGGCCTAATCCGTAGGCGCTGACCAGCGGCATCACCGCCTCGCGCATGTCTGCCCCGCTCGCGGCAAAGCCTCCAACGCTGGTCTGTGCCGGCCCCGCCAGCCGCCCCGCGCTCAGGTCAGACGCAATCCGGTCCAGCGGCACCGCCCCGTCATCGGCTTCGACCTCGAATGTCAGCGACGGAATGCGATTGCCATAATCGGCCAACGCCAGATCCTCGAACACGACATAGGCCATGCCGCGATGCGCCGGCGTCGCGCCGATGCCCTGCGCCGATGCGATCAACGGATCGGGCGATTGCCCCTCATCGCCAGGATGCACCCTGAACGCGCCGACCTCGGTCTTGAAATCCCCCGCCGCCCCGCGCAGCAGATTGCCGTCCGCCCAAATCCGTCGGATCGCCCGGACCGGCCGCGACGACAGCGCCACCGCGATGCTCGCCGAATAGCTGTAGCTCGTCACGCTGGGCCGCCCCTTGCCGCCGCCGCTGCGGCTCGACGTCTCCTGCAAGTCCGTCGCCCAGATGACCGTGCCCGCAACCCGCATGGTCCCGAATAGCGCGGGCACCTGCGTGCCATAGCTGGATGTCTGCACCTGCAAATCAGACAGGCGCGCACCCTGCCGGCCCTTTGGCTTGAACAGTATTTCATTGTCGAAAGCGTTGCCGATCAGGCCGCCAATCGCCCCGCCGATCGGCCCGCCCAGCACGGTGCCCACCGCGCTCAGCACTATCGTCGCCATGCTTGCCCCTCCTTCATGCCCGCCACCAGCCGATGATCGGCCAGGGCGATTCCCCCGGCATTTCCACCACGCGCCGCAGTCCGGCGTGGGCGTGCACGAAGCCCGCGCCGGTCCCGACCATCAGATGCAGCTGCAACGGCCCCGGCCGCACAAGCGCCAGGTCGCCCGCTCCGCCCTCCACCACCGGCCTCAGACCCGCCGCCTTCAGCCAATCCGCCGCCTTGGCCGTGTCTCCGCTGCGCAATCCGTAGCCGCGCGGCGCGGCCCGCCCCAGCGCAAGCGCCGCCACGCCGACGCAATCCAGCCCGTCCCGATCGCGCCCATGCAGCCGAAACGGCACGCCCACCAGCGCCCGCGCCGCCGCGACGACCTCCGCCGCGCGCTCCTCCCCGCTCATGCGCCGGGATAGCGGGTCAGAAGGTCCATGCCCGGCAGGAACGGCTCCCCCCGGAAATTGGCGATATTGCCAAAGCGCCCGCCACAGGTCGCGGCCTGCCGGTCACAGCCTTCAGTCAGCTGCGCCAGCGTCCCCGCCTCCACCGCAAAGGCGGGCGCGTCCGCCAGCGTCAAGCCGGACGCATCATTATCCAGCACGGCCTGCGTCAGCCCCGCGTTACGCCCCGTCATCCATCGCAGCGCGCCAAAGGCATAGGCCCCCGCCATCAGCCCGGCGACGGCGACCTCCGCTCCCTCCACGCCGTCCACCGCCACGATCCGCCGCCGCCCTGCCATATCGACCCGGCATGCCCGGTCGCCCAGCCGCGCCCGGCAGTCGGGCGACGTGCTCGGCGCCACCGGCGCGCCCAACACTGCGGCCGCACCGATCAATTCCGCCGAAAATTCCCGCCCCTTGCGCGACACCGCACCCATCTCGCCGCGCGCCAGCAGCAGCCACAGCGCGCCCGGCGCTTCCCATTGCGTCACCCGCAGCTCCAGCGCCGCACCGTCCCAGCGCCCCGCCATCAGGTCCGCTTCGCTGATCGCCTCGCTCGACAAGGCGCCCGCCACATCGCTGTCTTCGCCATCCAGCGTGATGCCGCTGCGCACCGCCGCCGGCGTCATGCCGGGCGCTGCGCGATAGAGGAGGCCGCCAATCTCCAGGTCGCGGTCATGGCTGGTCAGCCCGATCGTCACCCCGTCGCGCCGCGCGATCCGCCAGCAAAAGGCCAGCGTGCACAGCGTCTGATCCAGCCCGCCGCTCATTCACGTACCTCCACCAGCGGCACCGACACCGCTTCGCCCGCGGCAAAGGTCGCGCGGCTGATCTCCAGCCGATCCTCGGCAAAACGCACCGGCACATCGAACCGGTAGCCGGCAGTCAGCACCACCCCCGCCGCTGGTGCCTCGTCGAACGCGATCACGCCCAGCCCTTCATGGATCCAGCCATCGATCATCTCGACCCCGTCGGCCGCGACGCGGATGCTGCCCGTAACAGGCCGGGTGATCCGCCGCACCTGCGCCTCCTCGCCCGCGCCATAATGGCGCATCAGTGGGAATTGCGACCGCACGCCATCGCCCACGCCCAGCCGCTGATCGATCGGCGACGGCGCCGCGCCCGCCGGACCGCTTCGGTCATCATAGGGATCGGTAAAGCGAAAGCCCCGCGCAGCCCCCCGCCGTGCCCGGAAAAAATCGATCAGCACCCTTATGTCCGCCTCCGACCGCACGCCCGGCCCGGCATCATAGGACAGGCGCGCATCGGCCCAGTCGCTCGACCGCCGCTCATGTCCCGACGGGCTTTCGACAATCTGCGTGGAAAAGGCGGGGCTCAGGCTCGCCTCGCGCCCGATCGCCAGCGGAAAGCGTATATCGTCAAAGGCTTGCACCGCATCCTCCCCTTCTATGCTGAAACAGGTAAAGCCGTCGCGGCACACTTGCGGCAGCGCCCAGATGAATGTCGCCGCCGTCCCCCGCGCCACCGACGCGCGCGCCGCCGCCATGATCGCCCGCCATTGCCCGGATTGTTCGGGCAACAGGACGAACCCGGCCAGATACTGCTGCTCCTCGACAGGATAGCCCAGCCGCGCGGTCGCCAAAGCGATCCCGCGCGCGGTCAGGTTGGGCCGCCCTTCCGTCACCCAATCATAATCTTCCAATTGCAGCACGTCGAACGCCGGGGCGGCCCATCCGACCGGCATGTTCGCGCGTTTGGCTTCCGGCGCGCGTGGGTCCAATATGGTAGGCAGATAGGCCAGCAGATGCGTCACCGCGCCCGGCGCAGCCGCCTTCACCGCCTCGCACAGCGCCGCCGTCGATGCCGCCAGCAAAGCGCCCGCCGCATCCAGCAGCGCGCATTGCGCTGCGTCCAGTTCGCCCCACACGCTCGGTATCGACACCGGCGCGCCGCCCAACGCCGCCCGCGCGGCATCATCATACAGGCAGATGCGCCCGTCGCCCGGCATCACCCACCACCATGGCTCGCCCACCTGAAACAGAATCGGCAAGTCCGCATCCAAGCCAATGGAAACAAAAGCCGTCGCAATCGCCTGCAAATAGCCCATCGCCCCGCCATGGGCGGGCGACAATAATGTCGATGGCGGTTCCCACCCGGTCAACGCCGGGTCGCCATTGTCCGCCCGCTGCTTCCAGTCGTTCCAGCAATGGGCGTTGAACAGCTCATAGGATAGCGACCAGATGACGCCGAACCCCAGCGCCCCGGCCCGCATCGCAAAGTCCCGGTGCCATGCCGCGCAGGGCGCATTCAGCGCCCCGCCCGCCAGGCTCACATACAGGTCGCTGCCCAACCGTTCGAGCCGGAAATAATGGCTCATGCCGACATAATGGTTGATCGCCCCGCGATAGCCGAGCGCATGGATCGCCGCGACCACCCGCTCGGGCGTCTGGTTGAAACAATCGTCATAGCCCGTCGCCATGCTCAGCCCATGTTCGGGCAGCATGACGTCGCCCACCGCCAGCACCGATCCCGCGCCCTCGCACGCGATGGCGCTCAGCTCGGCCCAGCCTTCCTGCGCCTGCGGGAAAGGCGTATCCCCTTCGTCATAGCCGGGCGGCACCAGCGAAATGAACATCCTATCGACATCGCCCGCCCATACCGGGTCGGCGTCCTCCGGCAGGTCATATCCCGCCACCAGCGCGGCAAAATCCAGCCGGATGACAGCATCTTCCGGCCCACCGCTCGCATAATTCCACAAGCGCACATACCAGGCGCGCGGGTTGCCCGCCGCGTCGCGCCCCTCAATCGTCAGGGTCGGCCCATGCGTTTCGTCCAGCCGCCGCAGCCCGCCGCTGCGCCAGCGGAACGACAGCACGCAGTCCCGAAAATCCCGATCCGTCTCATAGGCCAGCAGCGGATGGCTCCATTTGTCCTCCGCCTCCCAGATCAGGCCCGCCAGATCCCCCGATCCATAGAAAACCGTATCCACCCGCAGGCCCGGTCCCGAGCCTGTCGCAGCGGCGTCCGGGGCAATCGTAACCACGCTTGCCATCATCGGCCGGGGAAAGTTCACCGTCCAATGGGTCGCCGCGAAGCGCTTGAGGAACCCCGCCTCCTGCCCTTCCCGCGCGTCCGCCAGCCAATATCCCATGCTCATTGCTCCAGCGCCCCCCTGACCGCGCGCGCCACCTGTCGCGCGCTGCGCGCCAGCAATCGCGGCTCGCTCTCCCCGCCCCTTCCGTTCACCGCGATGCTCACCCGCACGTCGCGCCCGCCGCCGCCATGGGGGACCACCTGTCCGCTCGTCGTGGGCACGAACATTTCCGGCCCGCGCTCGCCGACCAGATAGGCGCGTCCCGGCGCCCCCGGCCCGCCCGTCGCCCGCCCCGGCAACCCCAGCACCGACGTCAGCAGGTTCGCGCCCAGTCCCACCAGCCCGCCACCGCTTGACCCTCCGCTCACCAGCGCCGATCGCAGGCTGCTCGCGGCAATCTGGTCCAGCGTGCTCAGCGCCAGCCGCTTCAGATCCTCAAAGCCGAATTTCCCCGTCCGCACCGCGCGCAGCAGCCCCTGCTCGATGCGCAGTCCCGCCCGCTCCGCGCCGCTCGCCAGCGGCCCTTCCAGGCTCGCCCGCATCGCCTCGACATCGCGGCCCAGCCCTTGCGTATCGGCCCGCACCCGCACCACCAACGTCTCGACATCCTCGTCCATGTCGGCCACTCCTGACTAACTGTCTCCGTCATTCCCGCAACTTGAAGGGCATCCGCTCAGCGCACAGTCCGCCCCTGATCCGGCATCGCGCCCATCAGCCGCGCCAGTTCCGCGCCATCCACGCCGGCCGCGCCATCCGCCTCCTCGCCCTTCGCCGCCTTCAGCACGCTCGCCAGTTCGGCCGGGGTCGCGCGCCAGAACTCGTCCGGCCGCCAGCCCAGCAGCCAGCCGGCCAGTCCCGCCAGCCGCCCGGCCCCGTCGGCAAAGCGCGTCATTTCCCCGCCAATATCTGTTGCAGCACCGCGCGCAGCACCGGCGTCACCCTGGCCAGGCCCAGCGCCAGCACCGCCTCGCCCAGCGCCTCGCGGCTCAATGCATCGCGATCGACCAAGCAATGCCACAGCAGCGCCACCAGATCGCCCAGCGACAGCTTGCCGTCCGCCGCCCGCTCGACCAGGTCGAACAGCGGCCCCAATTCCTGCTCCGCCGCCACCAGCGCGGCAAAGCTGGGCCGCAGCGCCAGCGGCTCGCCGCCCACGACCAGCGCCGTTTCCCCGCGCTCCGGGTTCGCGCCACCACTCACAGGCTTACCACCGCGCCGGAGCTTTCCAGGCTCAGCGCATAGTTGCGCTCGCCATTATAGTCGCCGGCATAGTCCAGCCGCGTGACCAGGAACCGCCCGCGCATCCGCTCGCCGCTCTCGAAACTCAGCTCATAATCCTCGATCGTGCCGCCCAGCGCATGATTGCGCACGCGCACCTCCGCGTCCGACCCGGTGAACAGCCCGGCCGCCGACACGCTGACCGACCGCACGCCCGCGCCCGACAGCAATTCGCGCCAGCCGCCCGAATCCTTGCTGGTGATGTTCACCGCCTCGCCATTTACGGACAATTGCGTGGTGCGCATGCCCGCCACCGTCGCATATGTTGCCGGCACATTGCCGTCGCCCACCTTCAGCAGAAACGCACTTCCCTTTTCGACGCCCATGGCGCATTCTCCCGACAAGCGACGCCCAGGATCGAAGCCCGCTGCTTCGGCCCGGAAAATCGCGGAAAAACAGATAGATTGGGCGGTGTCTGGCCGACCCGTCACAACAATGGCTCAGGGTTTCAAGGAGAGGTCCCGATGATTGTTGCCGCTTCGTTCATGATGATGCTCGCCGCCGCCCCATCCGCCGATCCTGTCGGCACGGGACGCCGCGACTTTTCAAAATGCCTCAGCGCCCAGATGCAGCCCGCGCTCGACAAGAAAATGCCGCTCGGCGACTTTGTGTCGATGCTCAAACAGACCTGCGCCACCCAGCAATCCGCCTTCCGCGCCGCCATCATCGCGCAGGACAAGGCGGACGGCATGTCCGACGCGGAAGCCAGCGCCGACGCCGACGACCAGATCGCCGAATATGTCGACAAGATCACCAGCGAATATGAGGAAAACAGCCGCCCCGGCTGAGTTGGGGAGCGCCCATCCACCCCCTATGCCCCGTCATCCTCCCCTCTTAAGGGGAGGTGGCAGCACGCGGTGCTGTGGGATGGGTGTCACCTATCGCCCGCCTCCTACTCACCCCTCCCGCACCACGCGCAGCCGGTAATCCATCACCGCGCGCCACCCCGCGCCCGCGCCGCCTCCCGCCCGCGCGACGCGCGACCGCAGCAGCCGCGCGCTCACGATCCGCCAGCCATCGCGCCCGGCCGCCGCGCCCAGCGCCGGTTCGACCCACGCCATCATCCCTGCCAGCCGCGCCGGCACCTCCTCCGCCACGGTCAGCCCGATGGTCAGCCGCAATTCGCGCCCCTCGACATCCTTGCCGCCCCAGTCTGAACCTAGACATTCGCCAACATGCGCCGAAGGGGTTGCCGCCCGCGCCGGCTCGCCCTCATGCACGGCATGCGCCACCGCCATCAGCGCCGCATCCTCCCGCAGCGCCGCGATCACCGCCGCCCGTATCGCCATTTCCGCGCTCATTGCCCGCTCCTCCCTCGCCCCGCCTCGCGGAGCGCCAGGTCGCGCCACCAGCGCGCGCGCAGCCCCGGCGCGGACAGTTCGACCGTCTCGCCCTCCACCCGCGCCGCCACGCCTTCCGCCCTGACCGCCGCCGCGATCCGCGCCCGCACCGTCGCCGCCCGCGCCGCCACGCGCCGTTCCAGCCCCGCCCTCATGCCAGCCGCCTCATGCCAGCCGCATCCGCCGATAGGGCCGCCACAGCGCGCTCACCACCGCAGGCGGCGCCGCCTCCTCGCTGCCACGCGCCATATAA